GGGGTTCCCGATGAGCGCCGCGGCCCGCATCAAGTTCAAGAACCTGCTCGAGCTCGCCAAGTACGCCTTCCAGGCTGGGGCCTTCGCTACCGCCGAGGAGCACCTGGCCGAGGCCAGGACCATCGTCGCCTTCGAACGCCACCTGGTGGACGAGGGGGTGGCCTCATGAGCGATCCCACCATCAAGGCCATTGAGACCCGCTACAAGGGTTCACGGTTTGGGTCCCGGCTGGGGGCGGCGTGGGCCGGGTTCTTCGACGCTCTATGGCTCACATGGGAATACGAACCAGAAGGGTTTGTCCTACCGGATGGGACGCACTATCTCCCCGATTTCCGAGTCACATCCCCCCAAGGGTTGGTGACTTGGTATGAGGTAAAGGCCCCCGGGCATGGTGCTGGATCGAAGATGCCCCAGTTGGAGAAGGCGATGACGCCACCCTTACAGGCGATCACCCCCAACGCCTCATTATTTTTAGACCAGTTCATGACCCTAGTCGGTGACCCCGTTGATGTCCTGCAAGACCATGAAGTGTGTCCCAGGTGTGGAACGATCAGCACTGAGCAATGGGAAGACCTCAGCCGTGGTGTCCCAATCTACGGGTTCAATTGCTGGCCCTGCGACATAGATACCCCATCTGGGGACGGCAATGAAGAGGAACTGGGTGCGATTGTCCCTACCATTCCCCGCAAGGGATGGCTGACTGCTGGGGTGAAAGAGGTCCAGACCCATTACGCCAAGCGCATAAGCGCGGCTAAGCGCGCGCGCTCCGCTCGATTCGAGCATGAGGAGCAGCCATGACAACCTTCCCATCTGCTCGCGCATTCCGGGATATGGGCCTTTACCCGTTCCCACTCATTGACCCACAGCCCAACGACCCTGACACTGGGAAAAAGCCCCGCTTCGACGACTGGCAGCCCTTGGCCATCTGCGCCACAGATGCTCAGCTTGACGCCTGGGACCGGAACAACTGGAACATCGGTCTCTCACTGGGACCATCCCGTCTGGTGGTGCTGGACTCCGACACGCCAGCTGCAGATGAGTGGGCCGCGGAATCCCTGCCCCAGACACCCTGGATACATCGGACGGCCAAGGGCCATCACCCCTTCTACCGTCTGAAGGACGAAGAGCAGGCGCCCACAAACAAGGTCCGTGTCCTGGCCTGTGGCTTGGACCGCAAGGCGAATGGCGGCTATGTGGTGGCGCCCGGATCCATCCACTGGACTGGCGTGATCTACGAGGCCCTTGGCGACTGGACGATCCCCATTCACGAACTGCCCCCCTACGATGCCCGGTGGTTCCCTGAGCCTCAACGCCTATCCCGGCCTATCCCACATGCCATTCAGCGCGGGGACGGGCCTGTGCGGCGAGCCATAGCCTACCTGCGTAACGTGCCGCCGGCCATTCAGGGCGCAGGCGGGGACGCCCACACCTACCGTGTGGCCTGCATTCTCATCCGGGACTTCGACCTGTCCGAGGGCGATGCCCTGGCGGCAATGCTCGATTGGAACATGACCTGTTCGCCCCCCTGGGATGCACAGGACCTTGAGGCCAAGCTACGGAACGCCGCCCGCTACGGCACGGGGAACTTCGGCACGAAGGCCACTGAGAGCCCACGGCCTAGCGGATTGAGGTGGGCATGACCGAATCCCTCAAGCCCCTTCAGCCAGTCGTCCCTGTTGCACCACTTCTCGCCCAATCCATGGGCAAGCTGCTGGCCGCCCCGGTACCTCCGGTGGACTGGCTGATTCACGGCCTGATTCCCCGCCGGGCCCCGGGCTTCTTGGTGAGTGTTCCGAACGCCGGGAAGTCATTCCTGACCCTTCAGATGATCGTTGCCATCGCCTGCGGCCGGTCCTTCCTCGGGTATCCAGCCAGTGCTCCCATGGGGGCGATCTATCTGAGCCTAGAAGACCCCCAGGACGTGGTTCATCGGCGCCTGAAGGGCATCGTTGACGTGCTGAAACTGGCCGGCGAGTGGAACGATATCGACGAGCGGAACCTCACAGCCAATGCCCTCCTACTCACCCCGGACTGGGGGGCTGACGCCATTCAGTTGGATGAGGAGCGCTTCGCGGTCACACCCACGACCTATCTCCCCAAGTTGATACCCACCATCATGGACGCCATTCATTCGCTTGAAGAAGCGGGTGTAGCTGCTGGAATGTTTGCCATTGATACCTTTGCGGCAGCCTCTGAAGGCGACGAGAACAGCGCCCGGGACATGAAGCCGATCCTCGCGGCCACCTACCAGATCGCAGGCAAGACTGGCTACAGCCCTATGATCTGCCACCACACCGCCAAGGGGCAAAGTGGCGCCCGCAATCAGTCCAAAATGACGATGGACGAGTTGATGAGCACGGACTGGATTCGAGGCTCATCAGCCCTGCTGGGCTCGGCACGCTACGTTCTGCAGCTCGCACCGATCCGCACAGACCAGGCCGAGAAGGCGAAGCTCGACCAGGACAAGGCCCGCCGGGGCGGCTACCTGGTCTTCGGAGCCTCGAAGCAGTCCGTAGGCCCAAGGGGAGAGTGGCGCGCCCTAGAGCAGATCGACGCCGGAGAACCCGGCGGGGGCTCCTGGCTGCCGATGACGAACTCTCTGGATGTGATGGCGGCGCTGAAGGGGAAGAACGCCGTCGAGGAATTGAGCACTCAGGATGCCTTCCTTTTGGCGATCCATGAGGACGGCCCGGACCAGAATCGGATGGGGCTGGCTAGTCGTTTTTGTCCAACTGCAAAGGATAAAAACACCGCTCTCAGGTCTCTCATTCGAAAGATGCGTATTGCCGGTTTTATCCAAAAAGAATCACTTTCGCTAACAATTGCCGGGACACGCCGTGTCCGAAGTTTTGGCGTGGACACGGACACGGGGGACTTGAATGATTAAATTGTTAAATATTCATCAATTTATAAAGCGTGTCCTTGGACACGGTGTTAGACACGCTGCCCAGCTAAGTGGGTCAAGCGTGTCCACGTGTCCAACCCCTATAGGGGTGGACACGGACACGGACACGCTTACGGAACGTGGCGGGGGTGTCCGATGACTTCCTGGACCCTGACGATCCCCTCGGTCACACCCTCGCTCAACGAGACCCGTCGGATGCACTGGGCTGCCCGGAAGCGTGCCTGCCAGGCCCCCGGCTGGCGGGTGTGCCCCGCCCGGAACGCGGGTCCCCCCGTCCCCCCGACCAC